GTTCTGCCATGCCAATGAAAAATGAAACATCCATTAATGAAAGTCCTTTTTCAATGAGTCGAATTTTATTATCGAAAACAATTCATAGTCATATAAAATTATCCAATGATCATCACATAAAGAAATTAAAGCAATATTATGGAGCTAGAAATTCAGATGCGTCTATGGTCACAAGTAAAGTGAATACATTCACACAAGGAATCAAAAATACTGCAGGCACTAATTTTTCATTTCAAGGAACAAAGACAGTGAATGACCAACGACAAGCATTGAGACGTGTTCGTAGTGGAGGTGCCATTGTGCCTATCAAAAAAATAGCAAAAGGTATTTCCAATTATCCCGTTTTACACCCTTGAACATTTTAAATGGAACTTTTTAAGTTGTTTCAAAAAAGATAAAAGAGGTTCAAGGTTGGGTATTTTCATACCCTTGTAAAGTTTGTTTATAGCAACTCGGTTTTAGTGCTTGATTACTTTCTCTACATAAATAACTTGGTCTTTCTAATTTATTTATTGCTTTTTCTGCTATTTTGTAGATATTTGATGAACCATTTCGGTCTCTATTCCATAAACCACAACCGCTCTTACAGCGTAGTAGTCCATGAACCAATCGTAATTCATCTTTCTTTTTATTTGGGTGTTGTCTTACTCTAAATTTCTCACATACTCCTCCTTCACAATTAGAACATTTACAACTACTTCTAAATTCATCTACTAAATAAACTTTGTAGTTATTTTTTCTAAATAAAGTTCTCATTCCTTTTCCTAATGTTGGTTCTTTGTATTTCATTTGTTTTCTTTGTTCCCAATCACCAATACAAATGATAGTTTCTTCTGGATTTCCAAATGTTTTATTAAACTGATTAATCATTTTTTGTTCGTTTCTCTTTGTGTTTATGTATCTTCCTAATTTCAACTTACGGAATAATTCTTTACGATAAAAACCAAATAAAATATGATTAATACGATTTTTTTCTCTAATATAAATTTTGAATTTTTCTATATCTAATGTTTTTCGGTTATATTGAGATAATTCAGTTTCATATTCAATAATATTTTTATTATTTATTTTATTTGTTTTCATAGCAAGAATAATATTATTATATTTTTTTGTTTTTGTTTCTTTTCTTCGTTGGTCTTGTGAATATCGAAATGTTGTAGCATCTTTATTTGAACCATCAACACAATAAATTAAATCACATTTACCAGCATCTATTCCTATTATTCTCTTGTTTTGTAAAGTAGAATAATCTGTTAATTCATCAATATACAATTCTTTTGATACCTTTTTCTTCATCATTGGAAGTTTCTTTCCTACTAATTCCTTTCGTAAAAATAAAATACTTACTCCTATACCATCTGTTGAAATCATATGATGAAAGGAATATCCTGTTTTTGTAAAACATTTTCTTTCAGTTCTAAAGAAAAATTTCCATATTTTATCTTCGTTTTTCTTCAAGTTGCCTTCGGTTTTATAAGTTCCTTTATTTCCTTGTTTTTTTGTAAATAATAAATTTACAATAGTAGTTGTATCTAATCTAATATATTTTGGAGCAATTTCGCTTCTTAATGGAAACACATTATTTATACTTTCCATTTCATTTTCTACTTGTTTCATCATAAATACCATACAAGGTAAATAATCAATAGGATTACATTTCAAATCATAATAAATACTACTTTTTTCAAACTTCTTTTTTTGTGGTAAAATATGTTGTTTTTGTTCTTTAATCCATTTATGATAATAAGTTTTAGAAGTAAATTCGTTTGTTTCTACATTTAATAAATCATTTTTAATTTTTCTTAATTCACTACAAAGATTTCGTATTCTGGTTTCTCTTTCTTTTTTAGTTTTACCCAATTTTCTTATTTTTTCTGTAATAATTTTTTTTTTCCAAATTACATTAACATATCTTTCAACATAATCCACATAATGTAATTGAATGTTATTTTCATACATTGTAATTACATCTTCTTTCAAATAATCCAACATAGTATTCAAACCAGCATAATCAATAGGGTCATTTTGAGTAAGAGGTAAATAATGTTCTTTGTAAAAATGTGTTAGTTTTTCTTTTAGTATAAGCGTTTCAGGTTTTGGTGGTTTGCCTCTTTTTTCTTCTTTTTCGCCACAAACAACTTTCATCGTATTATTAATAAACTCTTTACTAATAACAGGTAAAGTTTGGTTATTATTTTCATAATAATAAAGTAAAAAAAGTTTCATATATTGTAAAGTATGTATCATAATTTTATTTGCTTTAATAACAGCATCGTTAATTTTATTTGTGTTTATATCAGGGTGTTTTAGTATGCTTTTTAAGGAAGTTTTAATTGATTTAAAAAACTCAGGTGGTTTTTCTTTGGCTTCCATTCTATAATATTCCTAAAGATTATTATTTTAAATATTTTAACGAATAATATATAAAATTGAATAAAATATATAATTTATAGAAATTATATAATTATATTATGGAAACTGAAATGGTGGATTGTTATTTTTGTGATGAACCATACACAAACGTATGGTTTATGATAACTAGTTATAATGGTATTATGATTTGTAAGGGTTGTAAAGGGTTTGGTATATTTAATGATAAAATAAATATTGTAAATACTATTAATTGTCCTGTGTGTTATCAAAATAAAATAGGTATTGAACTTCCTAATTGTAACCATAAAATTTGTATTGATTGTTGTAAATCTATTTATTTTGGTTATAATAGTAATGATACTCAAAGACCCAAACATTATAAGGAACAAAAAGAACCACCTGATTTTCCTTATAATGTAAATGATGATATTGAGAATGATGACGGAAGACAAAAATTAGACGAATATATGGAATGGGAAAGCGAAAATTATAACTACAAAAACTCTTTAGAAGAAATAAATGAAAAAAGAGATAAACTAAAATTGAATAGACCTGATTGGATGAATACAGATTTATTTATAGATTATGAAAATCAATACATTCAACATTGGATAGATACAATCAAAATAGAAAAAGAATTTGATAATTATATAGAAAATAAACAAAAAAATATAAAAAATAGGTGTTGTCCTTTATGTAGAAGTTAATACTATAATTTTGTAAAAATATACTTATGTGTTCTAATATATTTTCCGTGTTCTGTAAATTGAAAATCTTTACTTTCTAAATTATATTTTTTCTTTGTAAAATATTTTATTATTGATAACCAAGGTCTTTTTATTTTTTCGGGTTCTCCTACTGCCTTTATACCATTAAATGAAAACCATTTTCGTATTTCTGGTATTAATTCCATTATTTTTTTTTGTATTTCAACATTATTATCTAATTCACATAAAGTATAAGTATTTCTATTTGTTAAATCTAAAATATTACAAATTTTATCTATTATTTCTTCTTGTTCTTTTTTATATAATTCACTTTTCAATCTCATAATATACTTAATCTAAATATGAAAATTTTAAGTATATTATTCTTTATATTTTTTAGGCTTACATTTTCTGGTTGATGGTTTTCTATTATATTCTGTTTTGAATTGCTTTCCATAAGCATAATTAAAATAATTCTTGTAATTTTCAGGTTTTACTTTATCAATAGCATTATCAATATTCTTTTCTAATCCTTCAAAAGTATAAACATTTCTGTTTTTTTTGATATATGTTTTTATTTGATTAAACCACATCTCAATGCTATTTGTTTTAGGAGTATACGGAACTGAAAATAAATATTTATTACCACTTTTTAGTATTGCTTCTTTTACCATATCATTATTATGACTTTTAGCATTATCTAATATTATCAAATGGTCTTTATATTTTGGAAATATTTGTGTTTCTAAAAATTCTACCATTCGTTCTTTGGTTGTTCCACCTTTTTCATAAAATATTTTTCCTACACATTTTTTGTAATTTATTGCTACTAATAAAGTAAAACTACGAAATACAAAATTATTATTACTTTTTATTACACAACGCTTACCAATATAACACCTACTATAAGAAGGTTTCAAATGAGAACCAATACTTGTTTCATCCAAACAAATAATTTTATCTAATGGGTATTTACTTACTTCATTATAGAAATCTTCTAATTCTTTATTTTTATCAGTAGGTTTATGATGTCTTTCTTTAGAAAAGTGTTGATGTCTTGTTCTTTTTCTGGTTCTGTTATTTGTCCTGATTATTCTACCTAAATGTTGTCTAGTAATATCAAATGTAGGATATTTTTGTTTCATTTCAAATAATAATTCATCCATAGTAAGTTGTTCGTTATTATCAACCAATTTCAAAGCAGTTTTAACTTGTTCTTTTTAAACTTTATAAGAAATCGGTTTTCTTATTTTTCTAGAAACATTTTTGTTATTCTTATATCTATCTACCCAGCCTTTTAGTGTGCTTTTTTTACAATTATATATTTTACAAACATCGTCCATACTTTTGTTATTTTTCAAATAAAAATGAACCGCACTTAATTTATAATCATCACTTTTGTATTTATTCATATATAGTAATTTTAGAAAAAACACTCACTTCTTGTGCGAACTTAAATGTTCAAGGGTGTATATAATATTTTTTATATAATATTTTATTATTATATAAAATAAATGGGAAATAAACAATCGGGAAATAAACAATTCCCACCAAATTTAGAACAACCAGAATTTGTACTTAAAATGAGAAATAAAGAAATCTTACCAAAACCAGCTAACAATATAAATAATAATACACAAAATTTAGAACAACCAGAATTTGTACTTACCGTTAGTCCAAATGATACAAGCGAAGCAAAAGAATATTACGGTAGTCCAAATGAAAGCCTAATGGACGTAAATAATGTATTTAATGAAAAATTTCAAGAATTAAATAAACAACTGATCCCATTATTTGATGAAAAAAAACCTACTAATTTTATAGTAAAAATATACCAAAAAGCAAAAGAAAAAGTAAACGATACTATATTTTATAACAACAAAAAGGCTAATTCAGTCAGAGAAGTAAATTTTGATGCATTTAAGATTGGTATTAAAAGTGCAGCAGAAATAACTAATGAACATGTTACTATAACTTTAGGAATAATATCTACTACGGCTTTAGCAATCGCTCCTCCGATTGGTTTGCTTATAGCTGCGTCGTCTATGTTAATTTTAAAAACATTACATACCATTCGTTCAAATCATGAGTTATTTGATATAATGAATGATCTTTTAAGTTTATTAAAAGTTATAACTGAGGAATTTAAAATCACAAATGAAAATAATGTACCTCATATGGTAATTTTAAAAACTCATATTATTAAAATATTTTCTTTAATGTCAAGTATAAACGGTATTTATAATTGGCGTAAAATGGTAATTTTTCCTAATTCTGTAATTAATTCATTCGTAAAAGAAATAGCGCTTATCAATACTGCATTAATTGTGGATTTAAAAATTGACCTAATTAATTTGTCTAAAAACTACGACAAAGAAATTAAACAATCTGATGGTGTGGTGCCTATTGCAAATATAAATAATGACAATGAAGTCAAAAATGAAGTTACAGAAATTAATGTAGACAATGTGGATGCACAACTAAAAAAAAATGAAGACGAAAAAGTTGATGATATTCTAGATGCTGTCGTAAATCCTAACGTTAATATTGATAACCCAGATTTAAATAAAAATATAATTGATCTAGTAGTTAAAACAAACGCAGTAGCCGAAGATCCACAGATTCGTGCTGGATATTTAACATATTTAAAACAAGAACAAAAAGAACAAGATATAATGCCTAAACAGGGTGGTTCAAAGTTAAAAAAAAATGTACAACATAAATTTAGAAGAACAAAGAATTTGAAAAAACATAAAAATAAAACTTCAAAAAGCAAAAATATAAAAAAAAGAAAAAATTAACTACGCATGTAACAAGTATGTGAAAATATGTGAAAATAAATTTATAAAGCGATTATAGTCCGAATAAATTTAATTTAGGTCTAGCTTGCTGTTTTAACTGTGCTTTTATTTGATTTTTAAAAAGTTCCTTTTTATCTAAATCCAGCATTAGACGTCCATAATTAGTATTTTTTTTTTCTATATCGCTATAGTCTTCTCTTTGTATCACCGTTAATGGAATAATTAAATACCATTTGTCTCTTTCTTGGAGTTTGAACCAGTACTTATCTATAGCGAAAAAACGATGACTATCTGGATATTTCATAAGGTTTTTAATACCTTCTTTATAATTCTGTATAAGAGTATCATAATAATGGCTTTGAACTAAATAGCCTGTTGTAGTTTGACATTTTGTTACTTTTACACATGATTCATCAACAGGTATATAAGGAGGTACATTATTTCCAGCTATAAGAAGAACATCAAAACTAGTATGATTAGAGAGAAAATAATTTAACTGACTAATAAATAAAGTTGGGTTAGTAAATAAAATATCATCTTCAACCAGTAATAAATGTGGCCAATTATTTTGTTTTGCTGTTTCTAAACATTTCAAATGACTCATACTACAACCGACTGCTCCATTTGGTAACTTAATCGCATTAAATCTTTCACAATTTATTCCGAGAGAACGAAATTGTTCTTCTACATGAAGCTTTCTGTCTGGTCTAGTTTCTAAGTTAATATAAAGTGCATGTTTAATATCTTGAATTGATTTCATATAATAATGATAAATAATAAATATGCTTTAAATCATTTATATTCGTGAAAATCTAAACAATACATTTTTAATTTATGTAAAAAAGTATTGTTTTCAATAAATAAAAAATAAATAAAAATACATAAATAAATAAATAAATAAATAAATAAATAAATAAATAAATAAATAAATAAAATAAATATAAAAATTTCTCTCTCTAAAATAAATGAACACAAATTTTTCAGAAGAAGAAAAAATACACATAGCAAGACAAATTAAAAATATTACAGCAGAAGAAGTAAATGAAGAGATGAATAAATTAATTGAAATTGGAGAGAAAGCTATTTTAATTTCTCCACGTTCTAGGGTGGGCAATAATATTGTGGACTATTTTACATTTACTCAAAGGCTAGAAACAAAAGGTAAATATAATGCGAGTTTTTTTGATTTTTTAGCTAATATAGAAGAATTCAAAAAAAAGAAATTTATTCAGACAATGTTAAAGTATTATAAATACGTAAAAAATAAAAATAGTAAAAAAAATGACTACATTGTTTATAAAGAAGTATATAATATATGTATTAGTGCAATTAATATAATGCGTCCTCTAAATTGTATGGAAATTTATACGAGATTTAAAGCGAAACGTGTATTAAACTTTTGTGCTGGATGGGGTGGTTCTATGGTCGCTGCTGCTGCACTTAACTTAGAAGCATATTATGGCATAGAAATTAATGACGATTTGTTGGAACCATATATGAATATGGTATATTATTTAAATACGAAATCAGATACTATATGTGACATAAAAATATGCGATGCTCTCACAGTTGATTATAGTTTAATAAATTATGATACAGTATTTTCATCACCACCTTATTATTTTATAGAAAAATATGTAAACGCACCGAAATACGTTTCAAAAAAAGATATGGATGAAAAATTTTATAGACCAATATTTACGAAAACATATAACGGTTTAAAAAAAGGAGGCCACTATATAATTAATATCTGTAAAGAAGTGTATGAAAACGTATTAAAAGACCTGTTAGGAGAAGCACATGAAACATTTCCATTAAAAAAATCAAAAAGGCAAAATAACTATACTGAAATGGTTTACGTGTGGACTAAAAATTAAAAATATGTAATATGTAATATGTAAAATGTAAACACGCAAAAAAATATATAAAGAAATTTTGTGCAATATGTATAAAATGATTAATAACTGTTTAATTATTAATTTAGATACCAGAAAAGATTTATGGAATAATTTAGAACCTTTCAGAAATAAATGGACGTCAGAAAAAAAAACAGTTGAACGTATACAAGGAGTTACTTTTAAAAATAACAATAATACATTATTACAATTAATTGCTTCTAATAAAATAAATATAAATGGAAGTGGGTTTAGAAAAAATAAAGAGTCGTTTTTTGGAGAAATAGGATGTTTTATGAGTCATTATAACTGTTGGAAATATGTTGTAGATAATGAATTAGATAATTGTTTAATACTTGAAGATGGAATTGAATTTTTACGAGATGACTTTAAAAATATGAAAATTAATAATAACGTTCATATATTATTTGTGAATGAAGAAATGAACCAATTTGATTTAAACAAAAACTTTATTGGGTATGGGCTTCAAGGTTATGTAGTAACAAAAAAAGGAGCCACAATTTTAATGAATAAATGTCATACAATGTTTATACCAATTGATTTACAAATTAGACATTTATGTAATACAAAAGAATTGGTCGGAACTACTATTACTAAACCATATTTAAAACGCCAAAATAACAGAGTATCATCTATCGATAATTCAGTAACCAATATGGATAATTTAAATGAAAAACAAGATCCTAACAATATTTTGACAAGATTGCTTTTAAAATTAAAAGAAAAAAATATAAATTTAGACGATTTTGTGTAAGACTACACATTTATTTTAATATGTTTAATATGCTCCGCCTAATCCGATCCTTACGCTAGCTTGAGCTCTAGGTTTTGCATTTACATAAGCGGCATATTGCGGTGAATAAATATGTGGCGGATTAGGAATATGTTGCTGATTAGGAATATGTTGCTGATTAGGAATATTATGGTTACTTTGTAGAACGCGATTATATTGCTGTATATGATATGCCGGTTGACTAAGTTGTCCTTGGTTCTGTGAATTGTCATACCCTATATTGCTATTATACGCATCCATGATGACTTCTTTTTTTTTATCTTCCTCAATTTGTCTCAATAACGTTTCTGGTACAGGTTTACCCATTGATAAAAGATACTTAGCAACATTTTCTCTTTTCTCTCTAGTTGTAGGATAATAAGGAATATTAGACCAGTCATTCGTAGTTGTAACTGTTTTTTTTATCTCTTTAATTTTGTCTGGATTTAATATTTTTCTTTTGGGCTCTCTTAAATCATAGTTATAATACTCTTCTGAACCAAATGGTATTAAAGTTAAAAAGGTAGAAATGTTTATGATGAATATGTTTTTATTATGAACAACAAAAATATTATCATTCGGATTTTCGGATTTTTCGTCAATTGTGTATTTCAATTGCTTAATAGTTTTTATTCCATCAATACCATTATCGTTTTCTCCTCTCCAAGGATCTTTTTTAGATATAATACGCGAAATACCATCAAACAACTGTAGTATCTCTGGACTTCCAATATTATAAAAAATAGTTCTGTCAACTTTAAGTTTAAGTGCATCACATCTTTTTTGTAAAGCATTATCTTCCATTCCCCAACCCCAGAAACAAGGATACCCGTTTGTCATCTCAAAATCGGAGCCTTTTATAACGACAATACCGCCTAAAGCGTATTTAAATCCATAATAATGTTTAATAGTACCATGTGTCGTTTCATAGTCAAAAATTTTATTAAAAGGGATTGTATCAACATCATTAAAAATAAATGTAATATTTTTATAGTGTTCTGGATATTTTTCTTTCACTGCCAAAAATCCAATATTTTTAGTGGCGCCTCTATTAAAAGTTCTTACATCGCACTGGTGTGAAAAATAAATTTCGTAATCATCCGAGTGTTCTAAAATGAAACTCATGTATTTACTAAAAAAGAACTTATGTTGAACTCTATTTCTATATGGAACTATGAAAACACGTTTCGGTATTTTTTTTTCTTTATTTTCTTCCGTATTTCTTGAGTTCATTTATAATGTTGTAAAAGTTTATATTTTTTGAATTATAACATAATTCAACTGTTTTTTTTTGAAAAATATTATATTCCAAATATATTTAAAGCTACTGTGTATATTATATATAACATAATATAAAAAATGACAGCGTATTTCATGTTATTATTAAGTATTAATATTGTATTTTCATTCGCATATACTATTTCTTGCCAATCTTGTAAGCATTTTATTCCGCATAGTAGAGGATTTGCTGACTTGGGATTATGTGGTATATTTAAAGGAAATTTCGCACAACATTGTAGAAATGATAAAAATTTATGTGGCGAAAAAGGGTTTTTACATGAAGAAAAAGAACAAGAGAGTTTTAGCAAAGAGGTATTAGATGTTTATGAAGAATTAAATAATCGATGCTCTGGCGAAGTTAATGAAAAAGAAGAGTTAGAACAATTGGAAAAAGATTTTGCAGAAATATATATAAAAATAAAAAAACATAATAAAAATATAAAAAAACCATTTTATAATGATAAATAAATAATAATTTGTAAAATCAGCATTGTATATTTATTTTTTACGGAAAATGTAATATGTTATTATATTTTATATTTTTTTAAGATTGCTGCTGGTATTAAATCTTCTTGAATTTTTTCTAATTTTTTATAGCATTTATTTATAGTTACCTCGCTAGTTTCGCTGACCATTTTTACGTCACGTTTACTTATATTTAGTTTACAGATTTGCGAAATAAAGTAGACAACACCAGCTGCGATCGATGGAGGTGTGTTTTCAGGCATAATATTTCCTTTGGTTATTTTCATAGAAACAAATTGACATAATTTAGTTAGCTCATTATTTATATTGAGTTTGCTACAATATCTTTCTATAAATGATTCGGGTTTTGTTTGTCCTAAATTGGTTTTTTCTTTATTATCCATATCTTTTTCTAAATTATTGATAATAGCAACCGCGTTTTTGCAACCTTTTGTAGCACTAGTTACATCAAGTAGAAATATATTGGCTATTTCTTTTGCTGTTCTGGGATAATTATTTACTCTACATGAGATATATATAGATGCGGCTAAAATGCCATCACGATTGTCACCTCTAAATGTTAAATCATATTCCGATATTTTTTTATGGTATCTTATTGCATCATCAATAATCATTTTGGGCATTCCAGCATTTTGCGCCATTGTTGTAATAATTTGAAATTCATCATATTGCGATTTTTCTTTATAAGGCATAGATTGCCATTCTGTGTAACGTCTTATTTTCCTCATCTCATAAGACATTGCGCCATTATATAATACTTTACAACCGTAAGACGATTCTTCTAATAATAAATTAATAGGCATACCACATCTTGTAGGATCAGAACTTTGATTATCATCAGCACCGTAATATCTCCATTCTGCTGATTGATCGACGATGTCTTTGTATATGATACCACATTTAGAGTTAGTGCAAGTTAAAAACCCTTCATCCGAAAATGCTAAAATACTTTCACAACTTTCGCACATCTCTCTGTTTCCGCAAGAACGATACATACATTCTAGTGGAACTTTTGGTTTATCAGGGTTCTCTATTTCAGTATCAAATATATTCCATAATTCTTTTTTATTAATTTTATTATTTTTGTTTTTTTTGCTTTTGTCGTTGCTCATCTTTTTATTATGTTTTAATAGATAATAAAATTTTAATTCAATTTTATTTATATTATAAATTCTCATATTTTTTTAGGTGTTATAATATATGGGAAATGCTACATCTACAAACTTAAATAGCGCTAAACGTGAATATCAAAATTTTTATGAAATAATTGACTATGTAGCTACATATTACATTTTAACAATGGACTTCAAAAGCTTAAGCAAACTTTCAGAGAAAGAGTATTGTGATAAGCTAGTAATACTGACAAGTGATATAATTGAAAGATACTTTAATGACACAGATGTAACTTATTTAGCTCAAAGAATTAAAGATGGAGTAGAGGTAAATAACTTACAAAAAGAAAAAATTAAATTTATAAATAAAGATAGTCTCGAAAGTTTGGATATTTCAAATGACGAACAGAAAAATATCAGAAAAAAACGTGTATGCATAGGAATAGCTAAATTTTATGTTAAAATTGCACATATTTTTGCTGCTATAGTAATGACAATTAATCCTGTTTACAAATATAAAGATGAGACTGGACAAACAGTAAAA